TACCGATGTCTTCGGCAATCATCGAGGATGACAGCTCCCGGTAGTTGCTGATGATGTAACGATCTTCCTGCTCGGTGAATGGCTGTCCCATCAGTTCACCTCAAAAAACCCCGCCAGCTTTGCGCCAGCGGGTAACTTCGGAGAGGAGATTACGAGCAGACAATTGACCGCCGTCTGCCAGGGCGGGATTGGAGCCAGGCGAGGGAGTCGAACCCCCAACATCCTGCTTACAAGGCAGGCGTCCTACCGTTTGAACGAGCCCGGCGAAATAAAAAAGCCAGCCGGTGCAAAGGCAGCTACGGCTGGCAGGTGGTGAATGGGTCATGCGGCATTGGCGCTGTTGCGGATGAGTCGCCACGGGACTTCTTGACATAGCGCATCGGCTGTTACCTGACCTTCCGTCAGGTGCTCAATGACCGGAGCGTATTGAGGGGGAACGCTTCCGCGTTTTGTCCAGTTGTGTACAGTCTGGACGCTGGTCCCTAGCTGCTTGGCTAGTTCCGTTTGCCCGCCCACGATGTCAATTGCTTGGGTTAATGCGTTCATGGGCTAATCATACACACCATGTTGATTATTTTCAATCGCCGCGTGTATCAACATCTTGTTTAATTGCCCTAGCATCCTCACATCACAAGAACGCAAACGAGGGGATCATGGGAATGGATTACGACAGGCTTGCAAAAGCCGCAAAAGACATGAAGGGATGGCGGAATGCTGCCGAGATAGCCAGCGGGCTAACAAAAAACGGCTATGAGGTTTCGCCGCAGACGTTGACCAATTGGGCTACTAGAGGAGTCTCGAAAGAAGGAAGGCTGAATGCTTCACGCATCATCGGGTGTCGCCCGCTTTGGATTGAGCTAGGAGAGGGAAGAATGATTGACGAACCCAACATCCTCCCCGGCATCACCATAGACTCAACCCGGCGCGGCTATCCCATCATCAGCTACGTGCAGGCAGGAGCATGGCGCGAAATTGTCGATTCATTCCCGCGTGGTGGTGCGGATGAATACATTCTTGCTAATTCATCCTATAGCCCGCATACCTTCGCCTTGCGCATCGTCGGTAATAGCATGGAACCGGAATTTCGGGAGGGTGATGTGGTCGTGATAGACCCTGACGTAAGTCCAGACCCCGGAAACTACGTAGTAGCGCGAAACCATGAGGAATCCGCCACGTTCAAGAAGTACCGTCCACGCGGGATTGTGGACGGTCGAGAGGTTTTTGAGTTGGTGCCGTTGAATGAGGATTACGCTGTGATGAGGTCCGACCAGCATCCGATTCAGATCATCGGCACGATGGTCGAACACACAAGGTTTAGGCGTTAGGCCGCGAACAAGTCCATCGTCTGCTTGGTCGCCGCTTCCAGATTGCGGCATGCGACATTGAAGTAGCTTTCCTTTAATTCAGCCCCTACAAAGCGCCGCCCCATACTCAGGGCTACATGTCCCTCGCTGCCGATGCCGGTAAACGGTGACAGGACTAGATCATTGGGATTGGTCCAGAGTTCGATAGCCCGTTCAATGACATCAAGCTGTAAAGGGCAAATGTGGCGCTCATCATCCCCATCCCGAGCGTTCTGACATTGCAGCGTCCTGGTAGCGTTAATGTCCATCCAAACCGGCGAAGCGTACCGTTGCCACAATCCGACCGGGAATGACTCGTCGGTATGCATGACGGGTTCCGGGTTATCGCCGGGCTTGCGCATCGTTACCAGATAATCGGCAATGCCTTGCCGACTCATAGCCGAGTCCTTCTTGATTTGCTTGTGCAGTAAGCCTAGCGCCTTGGTACGCTGCATGGCTGTCACAGGGTCTTTCCAGATGCAAACCTCGGAGTGATAAATCCAGCCCGCATCGCAAAAGGCGCGAATCAGGTCGCCCCGGAAATCCTTGATGCCGATATAGCCATCACGGAACTTGGTCGTCGGTAGGTTCATGCAATGGAATGACAGCAGCCGCCCAGGTTTGGTAGCCCGCAACAGGTCGCCAATCAGGAACCGAAAATGGCGCATGAATTCCTCGTCATCCTGGCAGTTGCCCATATCGCGGTCAGAGTTCGAGTATGTGTAAAGACTAGCGAACGGCGGGCTAAATATTGTGTAGTCGATGCTGTCCGCATCCAGCCCCTTGACGACCTCGACGCAATCGCCATGGTGCAGAGTCCAGCCGTCGCCATCGGTAACAGTGTGATTGTAAGTAGATTTTTCCATCGTGGTTCCCTTGATTTCTCGTTGCATGATGCCGCGCATGTGATCCACCATTGAAGATGTCATGTCTTCAGCTTGGACCTGCTTTCGCGCCAGATTGGCCTTGATGGCCCCTTCGGATTCAGAGCAGACAATGTGTATGTTGACCTCACGTTCCTGGCCGAATCGGTAGCATCGACGGACTGCCTGATAGTAGGACTCGAACGAATCATCTAGCCCGACAAAGGCTTGATTGCGGCAATGCTGCCAGTTCATGCCAAAGCCTGAGATAGACGGTTTACTGATAAGAACGCGAGCTTCGCCATGGGTAAAAGCCATGATGCGCCGTTCCTTTTCATCCGGGTCGAGACTGCCGTAGACCTCGACCGCATCCGGTATCGCCTTGGCCAGCGCGGATGATTCGTCATTCAAGTGGCACCATACAATCCATTCCTCATCGCTGGCATTGACCAATTCCGCCACGGCTTGCACACGATCATCCAAGCTCCCCCGCTTGGCCTGCCGCCGTTCGCTCAGGGTTTGCGCAACACCGGCAAACAGTTGCCCATCTATCGGTGCAGATTCAACAACATGCTCATGGATGTTGAGTGCCGGCAACACATAACGCGAACCGTCATAGCCCAAGTCAGACGGATTCTTGATGCAGATGGCCCACGATGCCATCCATTCCCAGAATCGCGTCTTGCCGTGGCCCTTCAATCGCCATTTCGACGTGTCGCCGCCATCGTGGACAAAGTACATGGCCAGCATTTCAACGGCTGTCATGACGCCCAGGAATTCCGCCTGATTGCCAAGCTCCATGTAATCGTTGGGTGATGGCGTAGCGGTACACGACAGGCGATAAGGTGTCCGGCTGAACATGTCGATAATCATCTGCCGGGTCTTGCTTGTATGGTCTTTCAGAATTGAAGACTCATCCAGCACGATGCCGACGAAGTGCGCCGGGTCAAAATGCTTCAGCATTTCGTAGTTGGTGATGCTGATCCCTGGATGAACTTGCGACTGATCCCGCACGTAGCGGACGGAAATCCCAAACTTTGCCGCTTCCTCTACCGTTTGCTGGCTGACGCATAGCGGCGCAGCTATCAGTACATTGCCGCCCGTATGCTCACAGACCCGATGCGCCCATTCGCACTGTTGCAGGGTCTTGCCGAGTCCCGTATCCAGGAACATCGCGGCCTTGCCCTTCTTTAAGGCCCATCTGACGATAGCCCGCTGAAAGTCGAACAGCGCCGGGTTAAGTGCGCCTTCATCTATATCAAAGCCTGACGGTTGCACCGACTTGGCTTTGCGCTCCAAAAAATCATCGTAATCCATTGTTCTCTCCTAGCGCCGGAATTGGCGTGGGAGAAAGTTTACACGCCATGTTGACATTAAATCAACACGGTGTTTAAATATGCCTCAAGCCACACGGCAAACGGAGGAACGGTGAACACGTTAAGCAGCAGCATTCAGGCATTTAGATCAGACAAGCTGGCCGATCTAATCAAGCAGCACGGCAATCAAAAAGCGTTTGTCCATAAGCATGGACTTAGCCAAAGCCACATAAGCAATCTTCTGCATGGTTGGTCATCTTTTGGTGAGAAGACCGCAAGAAATCTTGAGCTAAAGACTGGCCTTACGTTTGGGTTTTTCGATGATGGTTTTGACGCATCAAGCGCAAACCTAAAGATCAAGCCGGGGCGTAAATCAGCCGACTATCACAAGTCACACCGCTTAGTACAAATAGCCATCCGCGACGGCTACCTACCCAAGCCATCCACCCTTCTCTGCCAAGACTGCGGCCAGCCCGCCCAGGTTTACGACCACCGTGATTACAACCGCCCGCTAGACGTAGAGCCGGTATGCCATGCCTGCAACGTCAAGCGCGGCCCTGCTGTTCCTTTTGTACACGTCAACGATAGATAACAACCCATGAAAAGGAGAAACGACATGATGACCCTGACTAATTTCCCCAATCAGCCGCGCCGCCAGCCCGTTAAAGTCGCTGGCCCGTATCGCAAGCAAACGATTTCGTTTAACGAGTTCTTGTTATCGGCGCTGGCCCATATCGCCATTGCCGGAATCATGGCCTATGCCGTTTTAGGGATGGCAGGAGCGTGGGACTGATGTTTGATCCTGACTATTTAATGTACACAGGACACCCGGCAGACCCTCGATATGACGACTCGGAAGATGTAGCCCGCGATAAGTGGGAATGCGAAGAGCCTTATGTCGCCAAGATTGGCGAGGATGCTATCGAGGAAATCCTTTACAGCTTGCAGCACGGCAAAGCCGAGGAAGCAAAAGCCGACCTGATAAAAGCCATTGAGGCGGCTTGGCAACAATACAAAACCGAAACCGAAGGAGAGCCAGATGAACGACACGACGATTAGAGAAATAGCCTCGCTGGCAACAATACTCAACGGCGCGTCATCCGTAATGACTGCTGTAGATGTCGGGTTTTTGGTGATGACGGATGAAGCGATCAGCGCAATTTGCTGGAACTTGCGCAACGTGGCTGACCGGCTTGAAGCACTGAAAAGCACGGAGGCCGCATGAGCGCCCAAGCCATAACCAATCCCGTTGACAGGGAAATCTTTAACCTGCAACTGGCCTATCAACAGCTAGAAGAAGCGCGGCCAATCATCAATGAGTTCAAGCGCGAAACCGCCGTGCATACGGCAATCGCGCTGGCGAATGAGATTGCGCGGCTTAGGAAGGAGTTGAAGCGTGATTGAAACCATCATCTGGATACTGTTGGCCCTTGTCGCATCAGTCTGGTTTTTCAGTATCATCGAGGATTGGGCCGATATTGGCCCGCTTGATGACGATACCCCGGAGGACCCATGAAACTCTTTGAAGACATCTTCGGCCATGCCTTGCAGCGCAAAAAGCAGCAATGGCGGCTTCAGCATATTCAAGCCGAACTGGAACAGGCTCAACAGGATTGCGCCAATTTGGGTGCGCATATCGGCTGGCTTATTCAGCGAAAGACAGAACTCGAAACCGAAATCAACCGGAGGGAAGCGTGATCGTTCACACAGCGCCACAGGGTTCTGAACTTTGGTTTAAGGCCAGGGCAGGCGTATTGACCGCTAGCATGTTCAAAACCGCACGGACTCGACTCAAAAATGGAGACTGGTCATCGGTAGCCCGTGACTATGCCGTGAAAACGGCAGTGGAAAGGATTAGCGGCTTTCCGCTTGATGAAGGTTATGAAACTTTCGCTATGCGCCGAGGCCGCGAGCTTGAACCGGAAGCGCGGGATCAGCTTTCGCATCACATCGGTATGGATATTGAGGAATGCGGTTTCGTCACTACTGATTGCGCCCGGTTTGGCGCTTCGGCTGATGGGCTGATTGGTGACGCGCAAGGCGTGGAAATCAAGTGCGTCATCTCGCCGGAGCGTATTAGGTCGGCACTACTCGATAACGATGTGTCGGCCTACCTTGACCAGATTCAAGGCGGTATGTGGATTACAGGCCGCAACGTGTGGCATCTGGCCATCTACGCGCCGATTCTGTCCGGGGTGAATAAATCCCTGACGGTGTGGAGCGTGGCGCGTGATGAGGAATACATCACCGCATTGGTAAACGATTTATACCGATTTGAGGAATTGGTAGCCGAGTACCAATCGAGACTTGAACAACCAATTGCAGCATAGGAGAGAGAAATGACAACAGCACTTCGCCCGGTTCCGTCCGTGGCTCAGGATATCGCCAAAACGCCAAACGTCAGTGTTGGGATGACCAGCCTGCAAGGGTTTGAGCTTGCCCAGCGTGTTGCCAAAGCATTGGCTACCAGTAACTTGGTACCGAAAGAGTATCAGGGAAACCTTTCAAACTGCCTGATTGGCTTGGAAATGGCCCAAAGAATCGGCGCTTCTCCACTGATGGTACTTCAGAATCTCGTAGTTGTTCATGGTAGGCCCACGTGGTCTAGTCAGTTTCTAATCGCTACATTCAACGGATGCGGTAAATACGCATCAATCCGCTATGAGTTTAGCGGAGAGGAAGGTACGGACAGTTATGGATGCCGCGCCCTTTCAACAGAACTTTCCACCAGTGAAAAGCTAGTCGGACCGCTAGTAACAATCGGCCTTGCCAAGAAGGAAGGCTGGTATGGGCGGAATGGCTCAAAGTGGCAAACCATGCCAGAAATGATGCTTCGGTATCGCGCCGCCGCGTGGTTTGTCAGGACAACCGCGCCGGAACTGGCCATGGGCTTGAGTACCCATGAGGAAATGCTAGACGTGATAGACGCGAGAGAAACTGAATCAGGATCGTTTGAAGTGGTAACAGACGACCCCGCGCCAGAGGTTGACGCTGAGACTGGGGAAATCACGGGCGAGTAATGGCTATGCACATCACTGCACGAAATTATGCTGCGCAATCTTCAAAAGCATTACGCCATCATGCGTCAGAGGCTCGTAAATTAACAAAAGACAGCACCGCGCTTGATGAAGCTATGCGCCTAGATTCTATAGCAGATGATATTGACAATGCAGTGCATTTTGCAATGCCGGATGGCGGGAAGATATTTAATGACAGGCTTAAAGGAATTGAGGGGAAGTCAATTAGACCTCCATTTCCAATCATGACCGTAGAATGGCACATGCCCGGTGATGGCGCAATTTGTGACGGTCAGTTTCTACCAATCGAAAAAAGACTTGTCCTTATCAGGGAGATAAAGTCTTATAGAAACACTGGAATGGAAGGTGTTTTTTTTGTTGCGCTAGATTTTCGATCAAATATGTGGCATGTAATGCCAGTATATATATTTGTTCCTTTTGACCTGAGCGTTCCAGATCAAAAACAATTTCCAGATGGATGTGTTGGCTTGGAGTGTGAAGTTGGAGTTCATTTGCCTCTTATATTCAATGCAATGTACGGGATTGATCCAAAATCAGGAGTCATACCAGATGGACCAAAAAATGATGTATTGACTGATGTGTTATGTACTATGGAGCTATTTGAAGCCCTTACATGCTCAAACGTCAGTCACGAACCGATGGAGACAATCGACCCGCGCAAGAATGCCAAGCGCATTAAGGCCGGGAAACTTCCAATCCATGAAACCCGCATCCTCACGATTGATTCTGGCAAGTCGAGTCAATCAGGAATGGCGCAAGGCGGAACACATGCCAGCCCGCGCCAGCATTTACGCAGGGGCCATATCAGGCGTTTGCCAGATAAAAACGTGTGGGTTAATTCATGCGTTGTTGGTCGCGCCGAACATGGCGTGATCGAAAAGCAGTATCACGTACAGTAACTTTCAACGGTCAGCGCCGCGATCCTTTTCACAAAGGCTCAAAAACGACCGACGCTGGCCACCTACTAACGAGGACATCATGAACGCAAGAGAACTAGACATTCACACCCTTATATCAGCGCACGGCCCATTAACATCGGCACAGTTGCAAGATTACCTGACGCAGCCTCGATACGGCTACAACCTCGAAGTCGAGCAAATATCCAAGATCGCCAGCAAGATGAAAAGCCACGGCCTATTGACCGGCGAAGACCGCCCAAACCCAGGCACCAAGCCCGTGCGGTATTGGGCGCTGCCGGAAGTTGTCAACCAACAGATGACAACTGAAATGGCGTCGGATGTTGCCGAGGTCGAGCAAGGCGTATGGTCCGACGAAAAGACGTTTGAGTGTGAGCCTGAGCAAGCGCCGGAAATACCAGCGCCGAATTATGACCCACGCACGGTAGCGTTTGTGAAAAGGCCAATGAGCGCAAGCATGGCCATCAGTGAATTCAGGGAGGCAGGATTCTCGCGTGATGACTTAGCGGTTTTTATGTCAGGCATCGCCGCCGCCGAGCGGCATCACGGGATTGCGGAGTAGAGCCATGATAGCCGCACTCACTCTCGCCGCCTCATTACACGCCCTCTCGCCGCCGCCATCGGGTGATAGCGTACTCGGCAGTACCTTCGTCGGGCCGGTCATCAATTCGTACTCAGGCCAAGCCATGCAGGGTTTTAGCTGGTTTCGGATTGACAAACAGGGGCGCTATACCGGCCACACGATAGCCCGTAAGCCCGGAGCCGATTGCCTGAGTTATGACCCGGTAGGCTGGACTGGGCAGTTATACAAGCTCAGTCGGCAAACGTACTTTGCGTTCAATGACGAAGCTCACGAGGGCTACCTCATCCAGCTTGCGCCGGATCGTCGGTCTGGATCGTCCACGTATTTCGGCGCTGAGGTCGGAGTGATAGAGGCGAATTGGTTTTACCGGGATCGCAGTTTTCAGCCCGACAAGATTTTGAAATTGGCTGAGGGGGTGATGTGTGAGTGATATGACATTCCGCCAATGGGCTGAATCACATCAGCTAGGCGATTTGCCTGACGTGGTGTACCGCTACACAGAGGCCGCATGGCAGGCCGCGCAGGCCGCGCAAAAAGAATGCGTAACCGAGCTACTCGACTACGCCCAGCACGATAGCTGGCGCTGCGGGTATAACGGCGAATGCCACTGCGGACTGAATGCCATCACTAAGAAATATGGCTTACCGGCTGTGCCGCTGCCGGAAAAGGGAGAAAACAATGAGCCGTGAACGCGAGTTACTAGCGAGGGCGATTGACCTGCTTGAGACAACCGACAAGTGGACGCATGAAATGTGGATGTCTTTGACGCACGACATCCGCGCCGAATTGCAGAAGCCGGAGCCGGTGGATTGTGGGTGGGTAGCAATCGTTAATGGCGTACTGACAAATTGCTGGAATAACCCTGATTTGCCAGAGGGTGCGCACAAACTATTAGCCGTGAGGACTGACGATGACCAAAAGATATAGCGTCAAACGCGGCAGGCGCTCGGCCTGTGAATACGATGTGCTGATTTATGACGGCGTGTCGCTGCTATTTGTCGGGTCATTTACTGGCACTGGCAATTTAACAAAGCAACAGCGGTCCGTAATTGACGCCATCAGGGCCGGGGTTGAATCTCTGAACGAGGGAAATAAGGATGAATGACTTTACCGTAATTCCCAGCGCCGATCATGGCCTGATGCAATTCCGACTGGCTTATCTGGTCGAGAAAATCCGCGTGGTGAATCAGGCTATCGACAACAGTATGCCCGACGAGGCGCTGCTTGAATTGCGGCGGACACAGCAGGCGATTGATGGGTGGAAGGATGAAAACTGAACTCATGCTATGGGCGCGATACGAGCGCGAAGCTGTCCCGCTCAAAGAAGTTGCCGCCGAATACCTCGGCCTGACGCTTCAGGAGGCGACGCGGCAATGGTCAGAGGGAAAGCTACCCCTGAAGGCGTTTCGGCTGCGAGAGAGCCAGAAAGCGCCGTTGCTGGTGCATATTGCGGATTTGGCGGCGATGATTGATAAGGCCCGGTCTGAAAGCTGAAATGGACCCGCTATTTCTAACTGACGATCAACTGCGCCAACTGACGGGGCGTAAGGTTCGCAGATGCCAGATCGACGCTCTGCGGTCCATGGGCATTCCGTTCCGCGTCAATGCGTCAGGAAAGCCGGTGGTATGCCGGTCTGCGGTTGAAGGCAAGCAATCCGCCTATACTTCAGAGCCTGCCGGCTGGACACCGAGGGTTCTCAATGGGGCGAAGACCAACTAAGCATCTCAATTTGCCGCCGCGCATGCGAGTGCGGACGCGATGGAGCGTTGCTTACTACTATTACGATACTGGCGGGAAGCCACGTAAGGAAATCCCGCTCGGTTCTGATTACGTGCTGGCTATCAAGAAATGGGCCGAACTGGAGCGGGGCGACAGATACCAAGAGGCCGCGCTAGTCGCCACCTTCCCAATGCTGTGGGAACGGTACGCCATGGATGTGCTGCCGACACATAAGCATGGCACGATCCGCACCCACAAAAGCGACATCAAGCATCTATTACGTTTCTTCGGTGATCCGCCGGCCCCACTTGAGAAAATCAAGCCGATGCACATCCGCCAGTTTCTCGACTGGCTGAAAGACAAGCCAACCACGGCCAACCGCTGCAAACGCCTGTTCTCGACGCTCTGGAATCACGCACGGGGATGGGGGTGGACCGACATGGAAAATCCCTGCTCTGGCATCACGGGCCACGCTACCGGCAAGCGGGATGTCTACATATCCGACGCCGTGTTTCGCGCCGTATGGGAAGCCGCCAGCGCCCCGATACGCGACGCCATGGACTTAGCCTACCTGACAGGCCAGCGCCCCGCAGATGTGTTGCAAATGCGCGAGACGGACATTCAGGACGGAACGCTTCCAGTTCGACAAGGCAAGACGGGAGCCAGGGTGCGCATCAACATCTCCGGTGAACTCGCCACCCTGTTGCAGCGCATCAAGGACCGAAAGCGAGGATATAAAGTTTGGGTGACGGCGCTGCTGGTGCAGGAGAACGGGAAACCGTTAACACCGATGACGCTCAGGAATGGATTTGTTGCAGCACGGAATGCCGCCGCAGAAAGAAATCCTGAACTTGCGGAAAGCATCAAGGCATTCTGGTTTTACGATCTTCGCGCCAAGGCGGCAGACGACAAAGCCGAATCATCCGGTGAAGCAGAGGCGCAAAAGCTGCTCGGCCATACTGATGGGCGGACTACTGCCAAGCACTATTTGAGGCGCGGCAAGCGGGTGGACCCGACGCGGTAAAATGTAGATAAATGATATAATTAGGCGCACTGACGCGGACTCCTACATCCGCGCCAGCACTTCATCAATCGCAACCGTGGAGGGTCACGCGATGCCAAAACAGAATACCATTTCGTTAGCCGCTCAACTGCGGGAATTCTTGGATTACGACGCCAACACTGGCATCTTCATCTGGAAACAGTCCCCAAATGGCCGAGTAAAGGTCGGGGATAAGGCTGGATCAGTTAGAAAAGACGGGTACGTTCAATTCTCGTTTGCTGGCAGCAAGCAATTAGCGCATAGACTTGTTTGGCTATACGTCCATAGTCGTTGGCCAGAATCCCAGGTCGACCATATCAATGGTGTGAAGTCAGACAACAGACTAGCCAATCTGCGCGAAGCGACCGCTCACGAAAATATGCAGAACCGGCTCAAGCCAAGGCGCGACAACAAGTCAGGAATCCTTGGCGTCCATTGGTCAATCGTCAAGCGCAAATGGAGAGCGGAAATCCAAATAGACGGCGCGACCAAACGTCTTGGTGAGTTTGCCTCCAAGGAAGATGCGCGTCAGGCGTACCTCGATGCAAAGCGGTGCCTACATCCTTTTGCGGAGCAAGCTATTTTTTGCGGAGCGGCTTATTCTTCAGAAGAAGCGCAAGTCATTGATAATGATGGAGCGGGTGACCAGGATCGAACTGGCATTATCGGCTTGGGAATTTGATAGTGATTCTAGGATTTGCGGAGCCTGAAAGCCGTTTTACGCTCCGCAAAAATCAAAAAACCATCCCATGAAAGCCGCGCCGTTGCTGATGCTGATTTTCTTTTGCGGAGCGGATATTCTACAAATCCCAGCCAAGGTTACAGGCTGACAGCCGGAAATAGACCGCCGTTTAGCCGGAACGTATCCGGCCCCATTGAGAGGAAAGACATGATCAAACGCAAAGGCCAAATCGTTCCGCGCTATCTGATTCCGACTCAGCGCCGGAGGCACGGGCATCTAGTGACCTTCGGTTGTGATGTGGAAATCAGCGAAGGCATTGTCACGGCGCTGTCGAAGCCTGAGCCTGCCGTTGTGAAGATTGGCGCGTATCATTGGCGAAAAAATCGCCACAGTCGCCACACAAGGAAAGAGCGCGTTACGGCTACATGGCCATTAAGCACGGAGATTCGCATCAGACCATCATCCCGTCGCTCTGAAATCTCAGCGGTTATCGGTCCTGTGCAATGATTACTGGAAACGTGACCGGCGGAACAGTCGCCACCATCGAAGGCATCGTGACAGTGAGCGAGGTTGACTTGCTAGATGCGATTCTGTTGCTTGATGAAATCAACTCTCGGGCTCCACCAACTCAGGTATCGACGGATGCCAGCTTGAAACCAGCGGAGCGCCCGCGGTCGTCAAGTCCCTAGCCCGCCACCATTCCGCGATAGCCCGATCATCCCCCGCTGGCATGGCGGGAATGAGCGTGTAGCCCGCGCCGGGATCGCGGAGGAATTTGGTGAATGAGCCGGTTGCGGTATGGATGTAGTAGGGCATTTGGTATACTCAAGTTTGGGCAATGGCAACGAACAGAATCTACGCACGGCGAGGCTCGACGGAGCATAAAACTCGCGGCTGCTGTGTAGATTGCTCGCAGTCCATGCAATGCCCCTGCCGATGACGATTGGCAGGCTGCGGAGCAAAAGCCTGACAGTCGGGAAAGACCGGCCCACCGATGGCATAGCGGAAAACAGAGGCCATGACAGCCGGAAAGACGGCTCAAACAACACGGCCCCTCTCGCCTGCCGGATACGGCAACCACGGCGCTGAGGGGTTTTTGTTGTTAGCGCAACTCCACCACCTCAACCGGCACCCCATACTGAAGCGGATACGGATGCGCGATAGCCGATAGTTGCCGGAACCTCCCCAGCCACCACGTTTCACCCTGCCCGGATGTCGCATCCGCATCGAGCATGAAAAACACCTCGCCGCTGATGTCAGAGCGCCGCATGAGCGCCTTGAATTCGTCGGCTTCGGCTTGAGTCAGCCATTCCCACGTACCGGACCAATTCCGCCTTACAGCGCGGATGTCGAAATACTCGGCCCCGCCTAGCGCCTGAACGCTGCTTGATGTCGTTTCCAGCCCGTCGCTATAACCCCAGGACACGCACGTAGCCGGCTGGAATTTCTGCCCGATGAACACGCGCCCGACCTCAAATGGCGCGGCATCGGCAATGGTGATAGTCCAGTTTTGCGCGGTTTCCGGGGCAATCACCACGGCATAATCCGTGCCAGGGTAGATTGTCACCACACCAGAATCAAACGCGCCGCCCTGTACCCGTACCGTTGCTGATGCGGATAGCGCGTGGCTCAACAGCGCCACTACGCCCACCTCACTGGCCGCGCCCAAGTCAATGGTGATCGTGGCTGAATTGCCGCTAGACTTCGCCCGCTTGAACAGGTAGCGACTTTGCACTTCCGTTACCGGATAGTCCGTATCCCAGCCAGAGCCGCCCACGGTGGTTTCCAGTGCGCCGATTAGATTGGTGTGTCCGAGTGCGAGTGCCATGGTCTTTCCTGTATAATTTACGTGGGCGAATGCGTGGGCTGTCACGCAAGGCCGAGTCCCGATGATTAGGCGAGGGTCATGGCCTCAGCACTATCGGGAGAGCTGGGGTTCAGCACCAGCCGCCCATCAGTTGCCGGCAAAATTCGGGCGCGTGTACCGTGAGAATCTTCAGGGTTCCTATACCGGCAACTACCCCCAAAGTGTAACGGTCGCCTGATCCCGGCCCCAGTCCGTCTGAATCCCAATCACGATCATATTGCGCCCCGTGTTATAGCCGAGCCTTGGCAGCACGACCTGAACAGTCTTCCCCAGGTCTAGCGCATCGCCATACTGCCCCGGATCGGGAACGGTAATCGTGCCAACATCGCGCCGCACTGAGAACAAATCAAGCCGCCTTTGCGCCTCGACTTGCGCGGGTCCGATGCCTGCCAGCAATGACGTATAGTCGCCTTCCTGAGCCAATAGCCTCGTGGTCCTGATGGTGTCATCATTGACGTTGCTTTTGCGGTACTCGCTGGCAAACCATTCCGCCCGCGCCGCTGGCACAATGCCGGCCATGCTGTTCTTGTCTTGCGGGATGTAGTTGCGGTCGGACTGAACCGTGACACTCCAGAAAGGCATCTGCCCTTCCGGTGTCCGGTCGGCTTCGGTCATTTCCTGACCCATCAGAGTCAAATCCGGTGTGGCGGCTGGTTCGTCAATTCGCACCACGCGCAATTTGCCAAGTGCATCGAATCCCCAAAACGCGCCCACGGACTCACATATCCTGTCGAGTACGCTGGCCGTGGTTTCTCCATCTTCGAGAACGATTCCTAGCGGCGCGGCATTGGCTTCGTCGAGTGCGAGAAGATCCCAATGATGCCAGTCCCATGAGTCCGTTGGTGCGGTTGATGTCGGACTGAAATAAGAAGCGTACTCAATCGCCCGCCGAATCAATTCCGCCGCTGAATTGCGAGTCCACGATTCGACCACGGAACATGAAACAGTCCCGGATGGTGATGACCCTAGCTTGAAGAATGTCCCTTCCGGCCCGGAGTAGACCCGATAGTATCCGGCATTCGGCGCAAAGGCTTCGTCCTGCAATTCGTTGGCGGTCTTGTAGCTGTCCAACTCTCGATTGAGATACACGCCGCTGTCGAACACATTCAAAACCGCATCGACACGGTATAGATGGCACTGATAGATAAGCTGGCTGGTATTGACCAGCACGGGTTCCATGAGGGATACCCTGCCGCCGATGAATGGCTTTTGCCGGTCCTTGATGTCGTCCGGTGTGCCTTCAAGTCCGTTAGGCAAGTCATTCGTCCCGGCATACTTGGCCGTTGAGAATGGCCTTTCCAGAGTCACAGCCCGGTCCCGGAGTCGAATCGAGACAACTTCACGCTCGACGCTCACAGCTTCCATCTGCGCCCGCATGATGATGTCGAACTCATCAAAGGATTGCCCTACTCGGCCCACCCTGAGTACGGCTTCCCGTGCATCGAAAAACAGGTCAGCAAGGTAGTCAATGCCGCCGTCAATCGCCGCTAGGGAAATCTCGCCATAGCTCACGGCCTGACGCCCGCCTATCTGTCCCGTGCTGATCGAGCGTGACAGGGTTCCCGGCTGGATAATGCGCGGCTCGTAATAGATGCCGCCGCCCGCGTCAAAGCCATACGTGCTGAACCGGCAGATGACCTCGCTATCCGTCGCCGGATCGTAAGCCGTCAGGTCAACCAGATAGATTTTGTCAGGCATTGGTGAGCCTTCCCACCACGCGGCTATTGGCCCCGATGCGTACCCGTGGCCGTGGGACATTGGTCAAGCGGCACTCGACAATGCCGGTTGCTTGCATGATGACGGTGATGGAGCGGCTGGTGGTTCCCGGCGTTGGCGGTTCCGGCTGATTGCAGCAGCCGATATGCGGAGACAGCACTTCCAGGTTTAGCCGATGAATGCGGATCGCGGCCATCAGTTATTTCCCTCATAGCCAAAGTTAGCCGGCTGAGTACCAATCTGGCCAGCCGAGATGCCTTCGAGCGTGTCGGTATCGTCCGGGGTGTAGGGATACAAGTCAGCGCCGCCTAGTTGCAATGCTGGGTCTACCGGAGCGCCGCCAGATTCCATCCGCATCCAGGCGTTGACTTGGGTTCCATAGATGGTGTCTGGATCATGCGCCACAGCCGCAGGCGTCATGACGATGGGCGGAGGCGCATTGCCTGCTTCCGCCGTGGCTTCAATGTATTGCGATTCATCCGCATCCGATGCGCTCACGCAGAATTCCAGCGAAAACTCTTCTGTGCTAGGGGACCAACCGCTCCCGGTTGTCGTGCCAATGGCCTCAACCGAATCGACGCGCACATTGCCAAATGATTGCAAACCGGATGCCAGAAACAGGTCATCAAGCAGATAATGACCTGTGACGCTGCCGGTAATGCGGACGTTATCAACTGGGTTTCCGCTAATGGCATACACCGATGCCGAGACGCTCTTAGGCTCGGCATTGTCGGGATAAAAGAGTTCGATGGCTATGTCAGTCAGGCGGGCCTCCCGTGCCGGATGTGACGGCGCAGGCCAGGTAAACCCATTCGCCAATCGGTAGCACATTGCTGAGTGTGGCGCTGGTTGCGCCGATTATTTCCAGAGCGCCGTAAGCGTTGACGCGCAAGGTCACGGCTACTTCATCCGCTGCCCGAAATTCGATGTCAAACGGTTCCGCCG